TACAATGGGAAGGTTATATTGCATCAGGAACATATTATTGGGGGTATAGATTATATGGTGCTGATGGATATACAGGAAACTACTATTATACTAATAATAGATCAACAAGTGCTAATACACACAGTTGGAATACTTACTCATTAAACCTTAATGTCGAACATGGTAGTATATGTAAAATTGAATTTACCTCACAAGACGGTGGCGGTAATCCAATAAACGGTAATGGACAACTTATATATATTAAAAACTTCTATGTAAAGGCAACTACACCAGATGTAACTACAGGTGGCACATGACAATAGAAGAAATCGACAAGATCATAACAGACCTTCGGCAACAGATACCAAATATGCAAGCACAACTGAACCAAGCAGAGGGCTACAAGCAAGCATTAGTAGACATGGATAAACCTAAAGAAGAAGAACCAGAACCCGAAATTAAGGATACTACATGAGCAGAGCAAGAGAGTGATGATTGGTCTGAAAAGCCTAGTTCGGACAAAAGTGTCCGATACAACCATGAAAAATAGAAGTACAACTCCGATATTGCAAGGATGATGAATGAAAATAAAAAGATATTTGCCGGGAATCTTAATATTTCTAACAATTGTCCTGCTAGTGGGGGTTGTATTCGTTTCTTTGCCTCACAAACCGAAAGCGGAGCCACCAAATTTTGACCAGTACAACTACCGGGCTTCACCGCACCAAGTGCAGGAAAAGAGTAATGTAAACACCGCACTTGACGATGTAATTAACCTTATTCTTAAACAAGGGTTCGCTGGTGCAATCATAGTCTGCTTGGGGTTTTGGACGTTTAGGGAAAGCAAATTGAACAGAGCTACCCAGAAGGAGAATTTCGATAAGTTCGTTGATATTTCGGCAGAGTGTTCTGGACACATGGCAAGTGTGAGTGCAAGATTGGAGAACATAGAACGAGAAATTGAGTCAAGCAAACAAATTCAAATGCTCTCCTCCAATAGAAATGGGTAGCATTAGACTTTTTTTGATAATCATTTTTTTAACTGGATGTTCCACATCGGAAGTGGAATTAGGCCACTGGGTCAAGGGATTCTCCGATTTGTCAGTCTGGCAATGTGTAGAACCATTTTCACCGTACCAAAATAAGGAGTGTTGATATGCCGTTTTTAGTTCCATTAATAGGGGGAGTCGTAAAAACACTCTGTATGAGTGCGCTTAGTGAGAAGCTTTTATCCCAGGTAATTCTGGTATTGCTTACTCGTTTATGCGCTTCTACGTCTAATACTATCGACGATGAATTTCTTGTTTTGTACAAGAAAAATCTCGAAAGTAAATAGTACTACTTTAGTCCTATTTTACTTCGCCGAACATTCTTTAAAATATTAGCTGGATGGATAACTATGCTCGCTTGTAAAAACTTTTCAGAAAAAGAGCTTTCTTGCAAAGGCACAGGTTGTTGTGGTGGGGAAAATAAATGCCAGGATGAGCTCGTTGAAAAGCTCCAGCAACTAAGAGACGAAGTTGGATTCCCAATTTCAATCTCCAGCGGGTATCGCTGCGAGGTGCATAATCGTGTGGTAGGGGGGCATCCATCCTCGAGCCATATGGAGGGCCTCGCAATTGACGCGCTCTGTTCGGGCCAGAGGGCATTAGATTTGGTGGCTGCTGCCATTCCTATATTCGAGGGCGTCGGCATCTCACAGAAGAGCAAATCGCACAATAAACGATTCGTACATTTGGATATTAAAAAAACTGGTGGTAAACGAATGTGGTCATATTGAAATGGAAATCGAACTTACTCTTGAGTCTGGCTCTGTTTGTTATTTTACTCCCGATTTCCGGGTGCAAACAAACACCTCCGATCAGACCAAAGTTTTATGGCGATTACCCAACTCTAGAGCTTCGGGGACTGTGGGCGTTTTGCCACCAGAACTTTCGGATGAAATCACCATTTACCCCCCTACCCCTGGTGGGTCAGATGTGTGATTGTTATTTAGATCAAATGCGAATGGATCACTCACATTCACATATTAATAAACTGAGTGACAACGAGACTAAGGCAATGGGTCAAAAATTAATCAGAGTTTGTAATGTCCAGTCTCCAGTCCAGAAAATATAAAGTGGAAACTATTATGACTTACCGGATTCCAGGGTATCGATGTTTTTTAGTAAAAGTTAAGAAAAAGAATGGCACTACTTCCAATTAAAATTGCTCCAGGGTTCTTCAAGAATGGGACCCAGTACCAGGCAAAGAATCGCTGGTATAGTGGAAACCTGGTTAGGTTTTCTGAAGGTAGGCTGCGGCCTATTGGAGGTTGGCAACGCCTGGCAGAAACTCAGATCACCAAGAAGGGTGGAATAGAAACGCTTACAATCACAACAGCGGGAACAGGGTACGTGGGGAGTGGGACGCTAGGATTCAGCGGTGGGGCTGGATCATCTTTTACGGGAACGTATACAGTTTCAGGTGGCGCTATTGCTACAGTGGCAATTGCCACTAATGGTACTGGCTTTACGTCTGCACCTACAATCACTCTTACTCCTGCTTCTGGTTCAGCAGGAAGTGGTGCGGTGATAACACCAACTTTCTTTGCCGGAGTTGATCCCATACGAGGACTACACTCCTGGAGACTATCCACTGGAGTAAGATACCTGGCGGTTGGTTCTGTTCAATCTCTGAGACTTTGGGATGGATCACAGAGTGCGGGTGTTAACGCGCCCATTTACGATGTGACACCTAGTTCCTCACCGGGGTCGGCCATACCCTTCGCGTCCCAGGATGATTTCCAAATATCTGGTTTGGGATATGGAGCTCTTGAATATGGAGGTGATACTGGAATTACAAATTTTGGTAGTTCTACTGCCACATTTACGGCCAGCAGTTCATCGGGATTGCTTATTACTTCAACAGCCCACGGTCTGCTAGATACAAGAAGAGTACAAGTATCAACTACGGGGACATTACCATCGGGACTGACTGCATCAACTGATTACTATGTTAGAGATAAAACAACTGATAATTTTAAATTAGCACCATCTTCGGGCGGCACTGCTATAGCTTGGACAGATGCAGGAACTGGCACACACTCATGGACAACGGAGATAGGTATAGCACCCGGAGGAGATCTGTACGGGGTTTGCAGATATCCTCCGGTTGATAGCGGGGTGACTGATCCGGATGCATTTCGAGACAATTTTTCCCCGGTGGTAAGTTTTGATAACTTCGGCGATGATCTTTTAGCCTGTCATACTGGAGAAGGAACGATCTGGTACTTAGACGTTTCCGGAGTGTCATTTAATAATGCTACACAAACAGCAACTGCACCAGTAGCATTGCAGACATTGGGTGGATCCACGGGAGTTCCAACAAATTCAAATGTTGCGGTCCTGGTAACACCGGAACGACACATAATGATCCTTGGTCCTGGAGGAGCTCAGAGAAAAATTCAATGGGGATCCCAGGAAAGCCTCATAGACTTCACCCCGAGTTTAGTCAATACAGCGGGTGACCTGGAGCTACAAACAAAAGGTAGGATCATTGGCGGATTTAAAACTCGCTATGGCGTTTTGATTTTTACAACCTCGGACGTCTGGCGCACAAATTACTTAGGCCCCCCCTATGTGTACGGGACAGAGCGTTTGACCGAGGGAGGAGGGCCTGTAGGCATGAAATGTATCGCCGGATCTGCGGACTTTGTAGCCTGGATGAGCAGGGGACGTTTCTGGTCATATACAGGTGGATATATCAAGGAGCTAAGTTGTGAGGTAGCAGATTATGTTTTCGCAGATATTAACCTGGATGTTGAGGGTTTGATTGCCGCCGGACATAATTCTGACTTCGGTGAAATTTCGTGGTTCTACCCCAGGGAAGGAGACTCAGTTTGTACACGGTATGTGACTTACTCATACCGGGAGCAGCATTGGGTGACCGGAGAATTGGAAAGAACTGCATTGGAGCCGAGCGATGCTCTAGGATACCCAGTTTGGGCTGGATCCGACGGATACCTTTACCGCCACGAAATGGATCCCGATACCCAATCCACACCAATACCCAGGGATACAACCGTGATTGCTCCTACTGATGTGACTACTTTATCTGCCAAGGCAAACAGAGTAGTGGCCAAGGGTGTTTCTACAGATACACATCCAAACGTCGCAACAGAGAATCATCTCTGTTATGCAGAAACTGGAGCAATAGAAATTGCGGGTGGAAATAAGATGATGAGTGTTAAACAAATTCTGACCGATACTGACGCCGGGACCAATGGACTACGCTTGGAAGTCGTAACGGGTAAAACACCAGACGCTCCAGGCACAACGCATGGACCATTTACTTTAGAGGGGGACGGATACACGGATTGCCGATTCACTGATAGACAAACATTTTTGAAGGTTTCTAGTCCCTTCGATCAAGAGTGGCGTTTTGGAGAGGTCCGTTTTATGGCAGCAGCTTCAGGAGAAAGATGAGAACACAAAAGCCATTACCGAATCCGCCCAAGGAATATGAACCAGAGTATATGTATGATCTCTCATCCCTAATAGTTGCGGAAGAAGCGATCACTGCAAAAACTTCCAGGGACAATGTTTTCGACAAAGGGTCAATTGTACTTAGATCTCCGAATGGCAGTTATTTTAAGATTGTAGTATCGGATGCAGGAGCACTCACTGCTACTGCCGTGACAACTGTAGCGAACAGACCAGTAACCTCAACGAACCCATACGTTTAAAGGAACAATATGAACGCACGACAAGCAGGAAATGTAATAAGTAGGAACGCCCCACCTGGAGAGTTCCCTGCATTTATAAATCCCCAGGAAGCATC